CCCAATCTCTATAACTATCAACTGTCTCGTATAGTGTTTCATCTGTTAATGTAGGCTCTGGTCCTACATTCCAGAATAATATATTTCTTCCTGTATTCTTTGGTATAAACTTCCATACTTTACCGTCATACGTGTCAATACACGGAAATGGTGGAAGGTTTTCTGTTTTCTCAGAAGCAGTAAACGCCTTTGGTTCGCTTATAACTTCTGCTCTACCCAGTTCTCCGGCTTTCATATTTCTCGATACTGCAACAGATGTAAACTTGGCATTAGGCCATGCTATTTGTAAAGCTCTCGTAAGAACTCCAGTTGATGTGGCCACATATACTTCGTCTGGATCGCGAATTGCACTCGCAACTTTAACCATACCAGCAGTAACCATTTCATGTTTTAAACCTAGTGGTACAAAATAGTAACCAAGCTTTCTTGAATCTTCTAACGCTATTTTATTTAAGTTTGGCATTGCTGCTATTCTATGGAAGCTTACGTCAGCTCCTTGCTCTATGCAACACGCTTGATGGTGTGAAATCTTTTTACTAGATGGCATATATAATCTAACTTTTTTATTATGTCTTTTAGCAGCATCTAAAATACTCACGCCGGCTAAACCGGTTCGTGGTTGAACATACGCAATAGTATCTTCTTTGATTGTACTAATAAGACAATCGCCGCCTCTAGTTTTAGTACCGACAATCATATCATCTCGTATTACTCTAACACCTTCATGTAATACTTCTACTGGAGATGGATTTGGATCTTCCCAATTCTTAGCCAAATCAAGGTAATATTCCTTTGCTTCATCAGGCTGCATTAACCCAATATCTTTATTAAATCCATCTTCTACGTGTTTATTATGAGCCATTTCTTATATTTTTATCCATTGCATAATGTAGTATCATTGCTTTGTAATCGTCTACTGTTAAATTGTTACTGTCTAAAATTTTAAGATCAGAAGGATGTGAAGTCATTCCGTTAAATGTTTCGACTAAACCTAGTTCCAACATTGCTTTTTGTCTACCACGTGGATGATCTTTAATACTACTGCTAGACCATAAGTTATCGTAATCTAAATGGGCATAATCATCGCCAGGCCTTACGTAATTCTCAACCCATCTAATATAATCACAACACACATCTTCGGCATTATATGGAACACTTCCAGTATCTTCATATATTTGCGTCATAACCTCATCTAGAAAATCTTGTTTTTTAAGTTTGTCGTCGTTTTTTGCCAAATAAGAAATACATTCTACTGCATTTGTTCCATAATAAAACATACTTTCTGAATTAACAAAGTGTGGAAACCAGTCAGCAATATCTGCAACGACTGCGGCATACTGAAACTTATATTGTCGTAATCCGTTTTTAACATTCCAATTTAACATAAACTCGCCAACTTCTCTTAAATCTTTTTTACCAGGGATTGCCAAAAAGTGTGATAATTCTTTTGCAAGTCTTGGAGCGTATTCACATAAGTAATAGTCTCCACCTTTTTTATAATCTGATGTTGGTTTTGGAAATGCTGGAAATTGATATCCAATTGAAGTATAAAATGGCTTTCCTAATTTACCTTCAGCCTTAATTATTTTTTTCATATCATCTATGTCTTCTGCTAGATGAAGTTTAAACAGTAATGTGTTATGATATCCAGATGGTTTAGTTCCGTAATTGATAGCAGAACCTGTAACTCTATGTAGAATAAAAAGATATAACCAAGTCTCAAGAGAATGAGTCTTACCAGTCCAGTTTTTTGCAATCAACTCCCTTTGAGCAGTTGCTTCTCCTGCTTGCATTCTATCCCAATATGGATGTTTATCAGTCCATCCGTAAAAAATATCATTTATGATTTGAGAGAATCCTGCGTACTTACGTTCAACTACATCATATAGTTCTACGTTTTCCATTAGATCGTCATTCATATTGCTTTCACGGTGTGGCATAAAGTTTGGCACATTACACTTAATCTGTTGATCTTTTGCAAGTTTAAAGTACTTTAAAAAGTCATAATAATATTCAGTTTTTATCATAGTATTGTAAACAAATTCCTCACTAAAAATAATAATCCTACACCATTGAGAAGTATGAGTGCACGATCTTTCCATAAAATAGACACTATTAACCACAGCAAAATGCCTATAATTGATAGAACTACATCATAAGTTTGATATCCTTCAATTCCTCTAATCGACATAGCACATAGCACAAACACAGAAGCAACCCACTTAATATACCAGTCTATTGTATATTTAGGAGTTGCGCTTTTAAATATCCTTTTACTATTCTTTAATTCTTTAGGATCAAAGTCTACCATTTTAGTCATTACCATCCCAGTTAAGATCTTGCTGAGATCTAATTTCATCTTTATAAGACTTGCGATCATATTTACTTTTGTCTTTATGGACTTGTGTATTACCATGATCAGGCGTGGTCTTACGTACCTTTATATCTTTCTTACCAAAAATCTTATCCCAGTTATCTTTACCTTTTTTAGATAGACCTTTAGATTTAATAGAATCTCCAGTTATATCATTTTTTGTTGCCATCGTTATTTCTCGAAATTTAGCTCTAATTGCATAGGCGTGAATAAATGATTAAATCTTTGCTTTGTTTTACGAAAAAACAGATTTCCATTTACAGTTTGTGTTAATACAAAACAATCTCCAACTTTGAATGGAGTCGTATCTATTTTTAATAAACAGTCAGGCTCTAATATTGAGTCAGCATCGACAAAAGTTAAACCCGCATCGGTCATTTCAAATTTGTAATCTATATAAAGCATTTGCTTTTCCTCTTTTTTTGGCGCGCCTGTCAGGATTCGAACCTGAGACCCTCGGCTTAGAAGGCCGATGCTCTATCCAGCTGAGCTACAAGCGCATAACGCTTTAGATAAAGTCGTAAATAACTCCGGCTTCATCAAACATTTTTTTAGTTAACTGAGTCGACTCTACCCAACGTTCTGGCGTAGATGTTTGTATCTCCTCAGTCACTACCCTTTTAATACCGACTTGAATAATGCCCTTTGCACATTCTGAACAAACCGGTAATCCGTGTATATACATTGTAGCTCCATCAAGTGACGTTCCATTGTATGTAGCATTATATATACAATTCATCTCTGCATGAACAACATGCTGATATTTAATAACTTTATTTTCGTACATTGATTCTTGATCATCGATTCCTCGAGGGAATCCATTATAACCTTGAGCCAATACTTGTCCCTTTTCACCAACAGCCACAGCACCAATCTTCTTTGATGGATCTTTTGACCATGTCGAGATATGTTCTGCTAAAGCTAAATAGCGTTTATCCCATTTATAAGTTTTTGCACTATCCCAGCTCATTACTTTACCAAATCAAAATGACGTTCGTACACATGTAGGTTTTGCACTTGCCAATATATTTCGCCATCATTAACACTTAAATCGTCTGCTAGTGAACATAACACATATTCCTGCCACGCATAATCATTACGGTAACCAAAGATCACATCGTTAGATCGCATTTGAACTACACAATGTAATGCACCATCACGAATATAGTATGTCACAGCATTTGTACAAATAAAATCGTTTTTGCCTTGGTCATTATATTCTACCCATATCGAAGGACGTTGATAAATCATTGACGCTCTACGAGAATCGGGATTACTAGTCAATTCAATAAGAACTTGGTCATATTGAGCATAATACTTTTCATTAAAAATCAAATGACCATAATTTGAATTGATTTCACCGTGTTCGTTTGCAGTCATTTTCCATGCTGCAGGTGGATTTTTAGAATCAAAATCGGTTCCATATATGTCATTAATATTTGTAGACTGTGATTCGTACCACGCAAGTTCTGCATCGATATATTCCTGATTAGGAGTACCAAATATAGCAGGTTCACTAGCATGAAATGATGCACCGAGCAATTCAATAGTTTTACTACCGTTGCGGTCGATGACAAAGTTTTCTTCTGCAAGTTCCTGTTTGAAGTGTTCTCTAATTGCGTTTAAATAAATCATTTTTTATACCTATCGTCTAGTTCTGGATGTTCTTTACAATGCATCATTAAGATCATTAATTGTGTTGCAGCATGAGACAGATGAGTTTTACCAGATTCTGGATCTAGGTCTTCACCTGCATGCCATGCGTTAAGATGCCTTTGAATTGATGAATAAGTTCGTAGCTTACTGGTTGAATCACCGTCATCACGCCAGTTGTTTACGCCATACTTTTCAGCACCGAAGCCAAAGACTTCAGCGATTTCTAATAATGCTTCTGGTGGAATTAAAGCTAGTGGAGCTTTGCCTTCATCGAATTTCATAATAATGCCTTTTTAATTTTGATATGGTTATTATAACACAAGTAACTTAGAATGTACACACTTTTTTTCACAAAATACAATATTCTGAGTGCTTGGACATTTGCATTATACTTTTAATTGGAATACTACCATACTTAGTTGGTTTGCAAGAAAACACAGTATGAGGATCTGATATACATAAGAACTCAACTGTCAACTCGGTATTTGCTTCTATTACTAATGGTATATTTTTATCAGCTCTTTCTCTATTCGTTCTATAAAAACAAAAGTGTGTTAGTTTACCTTCGGCAAACGCTCTTAGATATCTTTCAACGTCATGCTGAGGATTAAAAAAATCTCCTGCGATTTCTTTAAAGTCAATAAGTGTTTTATAATCCGATTGCAATCTAATATCAGCAAAAAACTTTAACGGATTCTCAGTAATCTTTTCCAAATCATCTGGAAAAGTTTTCGCGAGGTGTTCCTCGACGTACTCTGAATCAACATTTGCTCGGCTTGAATAACCAGACTTATCTTGGAATCCTTCGACGCTATTATATTCGTTAGTGTGTCTTTCAACATCTTCTTGAGTAACAGTAAATTTTAATCCGTCAATATGATTTTTTAAATCACTTAGCAACATATACAATACCTTGTTCGTTTAAAGCTTTGCGATTCGCCATATGATGATTTTCAGTTTCTTCTTTATTACCACCATAATATGGAACAGCATGATTGTTATTAATCATAGTTTGATTAACCGAGGTTTCCTGTCCGTCAATAAACAGCTCTCCTAAAATCCTACCGAACTTACCTTTGTCGTGAGACACTAGTTGAATCTTTTGGTCTTTTAACAAACCTTCTAAAAAGTACTTTGATTGTTTACCATAGAATTTTTCTTCTAAATCTCTGGTTCTAGATTCTGGAGTATCAATTGCCATCATTCGAACTCTTTGCTTTTTTAAAACCGTACTAAAACCTAAGTCGACATCTACGTCAACAGTATCTCCATCAACAACTCTCGTGATATAAACTCTGTACCTATACACTTATCACCGCCTTGATATGTTCAACATCAATAATCGCTGCAGCATTTCCTTCATAATCTACCGGCATTGACTTACTCCAATCAAGAAATACTTTATCTCCTGACATAACTTTACCGAGTGCGCCTCCGCTTACATCTAACACTAAAGCTGGTTTTGAACCCTTTGTAGTATCAGCCGTAAGAATAATACCACCTGCTGTAGTTTCTTCTTTTTCAGCCGCTGTCACTAAGACATGATTATGTAACATTTTAATCGCCATTTTTTTCTCCTATATATTATTTCGAAAGACAAAATCAATTGCTCTTTCTGCTTCTTTTACCATATCCCGTTTACCATACCATCCACCAGTGTCATTGTCCAAGTCTGAACAAATCCAGGCAATTTCTTTTGCTGAGATGGGATAACCTCTCTGCATTGCATTGCCTGCGGTAGAAACCATAATTTTGTACATCTGTAAATACCAGCCAGAGCCAGTGATTTTTTTGTAATCTTCAATTTGTTTCTTATTTACAAAAGGGCAGTCTTGATATCCTGTCCATGAAAAGTCAGTGTTGTTGAGTTTTTCTTGTCGATGTTGTATAAGACTCCTTTTAATAGAGTCTGGTAACTTATCGAAAAACGATTCATTTGATACGACGTATCTGTGTCGTTCCATGAGTTCATTTGGATCCATGGTAATTCCATCGTGTGTGAATATGAAGTTATACGACCCTTTGTATCTTGAAGGGACGTAGTACATTCTGCTAAGATCTTTTGTTTGGGCATCTGCGATGTCTCCTATTTCTTTATTAAGTGCAAACCAAAAATGTTTAATTTTATCAGCATCAACATATTGTGTTAATGGAAATACTAACCTAAACTTTGGATGTGCTTCGGTTGAGCTTGCCGTCGAATAGCAAACGTATTTGTATTTAGAATACTTTTCATGAATATCATCTATAGATCCTTCATAATCATCAACATCGACAATGCCGAAACCACCCCAACTAACAACATTCGCATTTGCTCGAGTGGTTTCGGTCTTATATGTGGCCGGTGATATTAAAGGAGCATCAGCTTTTTTCTGATACTTATCACTATTGGCCAATTTGTATAATACTTTTTCAAAGTCATCAAACGAATTATAATCAACTCGCTTGACAGTTTTGTTGTCGTATATACTATCGAATATCGTTAAAGATACCATGGTTACCTTCGTGAGATGGAGCTTTCCAACCTTCAGGTTTCATTAGGTCTGGAAGTCCCAGTGGATTTGGTCGGCCTTCTTTTACACCAACGGTTTTTGTCATATTAGCTTTGAGAACTTCATCCCATGCTTTATAAGCATCTACTCCGAAAGCGTCAAGCGTTCCGATTGCTACAACACATAGATCGATTAAACCATCAACGATTTCTTCACCATCCATTGTTTCGTACGCAGTTTTGGTTTCGTCTAGTTCTTCTTGTAAGAAGTCAATACGAAACTTTAAGAACCGCTTTAGCTTTTCCGTGTCTTCTTTATTATCGAATACCCAATCAAGAGTACCAAATTTATCTTGCATCTTTTCGATGTCTTCTACCCAGTTCTTGCTCATACTATAATTCCTTGTTTTGGTGGAGTTACGATACCGCTAGTCATAGATCTAATTTGATCTACAATTTCTTCAACTGGATCTACGACCATAACTACAAATTTCTTATCAATTACAAATCGATCATTTTTTGCATAGGCCATAAAAGGAATAAATCCGATTTTGCCAGGTTCAGTAGATACCATAGAAAATGCATCAGTTATCGCAACCGAGTTTTCTGTTTCTTCGACATTACAAATGATTTCATCACCTGTTGTCAATCTTACTATTTTCATATTTTTCTCCTGTATGTGGTATATTATAACACGACTTTAGTGTTTTGTACACAGTTATTTTAGAAGAATTCATCGAGTGTCGCGATCTCTTTAGAATTCCATCCAACGGCCGATAGAATCGGGTCAATAACATCTAAGAATGTTTTGTTGAATTGTGTATCGTAATCAATATAACGATGTAAGCCAAACTCCTCTGGAAGGTAATCTAAGAAAGAAATTACATTTTCCTTGATGTGATTTGGAGTTCGCAAGTATATGAACTTGATCTTCTCGCCATTTTGAATTTTGTTGTATTGTTTATCTAGGGAAAGATCCTTTAGCATCTTATTATATAAGATACCGCCACGTGCGTGGATCGGTGTTCCTTTTCGATAGATTGTTTGTTTATCTCTAAATTGAGTTAGATTTGTAATACCACGCGGGAATGCAATCTGATCTGGGGACAAAGTTTTAAAATATGTTCGGAATGATTCGATGTTGTTTTGCACATCACGTTCGGTTCCGCCAATAATAGTCTTAAACATTTCTTTTAGAGCTTCACGACATGGAGCTGGCGTTGAAGACTTGATTGCTTCGATACCCATAATTTTTAGTTTAGGTTCAGCGTAACGCACACCTTCGTTGTCTAGCACATTTAGTATGTAACGCTTTTTAGCCGTCCATATACCACGATCTGCAATAGCTTCACGTTTCATCACCATACGATTTTCAATACCGCCCATGATATCAAACAAATCACCGTAAGATTTTTCTAGAACAGCTTCAAGCTTTTCTTTACAAACAGTGTCGACAAACTCTAATGGATTTTTTGGGTTAACAGCTGATACAAGATCATCTAGGCAAACATACACTGAATCGGTGTCGATCGCAAGAACATAGTCTTTCTTAGTTTTAAGCACTGAGTTGAGGTAAGTGTTGATTGCCTTTTCAGCCCATCGGATTGTAAGCTGTCCAGTAAGTGTAATTCCTTCTGCGATTCTCTGATCGAAGAATCTGAAATACTTGTTGCCGAGAGCACCATAGAGAGAATTAAGAAGAATCTTAATAGACATCTGTTGGTTTTCCGCGATGGCAATATCGCGTTGTACTCTGTATAGTTCTTGTTTATCATTTTTGTCTATCCTTTCAAGTTCTTTTTGAGACGCAATCATCTGTCGTTTAATGACAACACGCTCGCTATACATTTCATCGATAATCTTTGGCAGAATGCCTTGCTCGTCGGTTTTAAAATACTGACCTGATGCAGAAGCACATTCATTAGCGTCAAGTCTAGGTTTAATTTCTCCGGAAAGAAGATTATCAACATTAACATTGGCAACTTTGCCTGGAATAATAGTTTCCGGTGACATGTTATTTTGCATAATGATAGATGGATATAGTGAGTTTAAATCAAAAGAAACTACCCATTCGTGCATTCCAACATGTGGATCTTTAACATAACCACCAGGATATGGAGTTTTAAACTTCTCTTCGGCGAATGGAATTATAACTTGATTCGCATATAGATTGCGGAATATGATAGCATCCCATATTGCAGTAGTGCCCATGACATCGCTGTAGTTTACACCACCGCGATATGCCATAGTTAAAGCAAGTGTAATCAATCCCATTTTATCTTCGAATCGATCTACCAGATCAACGTCTTTAATGTTATAGTCAATAAACTTTTGATGATCATGCTTGTAAAGAGTATGTAAATTGCCATGCTCTTCGTAACTTAGCTTTTTCTCGCCAAGAACTACTGATGCAATATGGTCTAGTTTATATGTTTCTTGTGGACCATAAGAGTAACCAAACTTTTTAAACAAGTCTAGATAATCCATTTGAGCAATGCCCTGAATTTCATATGCCATTTGTTTACGTTGCATTGTTGTAATATCACGACGGTCAATTAATCCCCATGGAGATAATCTGCGAACAAACTCTTCACCGTGGATTTTTATGATTCGATTTACAATGTAAGGTATATCAAAAAAGCGTGAATTCCAACCGGTAATTACATCTGGACATTGCGATGGTAAAGACCAATGCGCAATAAATTCAAGTAAAAGTTCTGATTCGGTTTTGCAGTGTTTATAGACCACACGATTTTCTTGCATGATGCTATTTTCTACATCATAGTCTTTAAGACCCCACACATAAAATGTGTTGTCAATATTGTTTTTCATACAGATAGCTGTAATTTCGTGAGCTGCTTGTTCTGGCTCTGGAAAACCTGCATCTGATTGCACCTCGATATCGATCGTAGATACATTAATTTGGTTTCTATCAAAAGCGATTTCACCTGGAAATTCGTCGTTGATAAAAGCAGGAATATGTTTGTTATTACCGTAGATGTGTCTACCGACAACTTGAGAATTTACCTGTAACCATTCTTTCGCGTCGCGCATAGAATCAAAATTGATTGGAGATACATTAGCTCCATCGAGTGATTTCCAGTTAGAAGGTTTTGCCGTACTTACAAAATAAGTAGGTTGGTATTTAATTTTTGTTTGTATTTTTTTACCGTTTTTATAACCACGATATAGCAATGAATTGCCATAACGAGAAACGTTAGTGTAAAATTTTGTGTTCATAGTATAACCATATCAATTTTATATGTACATATTATATCATATTTTAAACATGTTGTACACTTTTATGTACGAAAAAGTGTCAACATACTACACTTTTATGTAGCAAAATTAGGGGAGATTGCTCTCCCCTGATCCGATACTATTAAAATGAATTCAACTGCAGATAAATTATAATAGGTGAAATTGCTAAAATCCCACACATTAAAAATATCAGTTCGAATCCAGTCCTAATGCCATCTTTGTGTTTACGTATGTAACCCATGATTTGACTCCAGTAAATTGATTATTACAATCCACTGAGTTTTCGCTGCTCACCGGAATCTATTCTTGAATAAATTCCTTCTTCTTTGATGCCCCAGCAGACCCGATTTCGATCTTCCTAGGACGCCTCTCTTCTGGAACTTCAACCCTGGCATTCACCACAAGTATGCCATTCACTAGATTGGCCCCGTCTATTACGACAAATTCAGAGAGTCGGAAGGACTTCTCAAATTTGCGGGATGAAATCCCTTTGTGTGCGTATTCACGTTCGTCATCATAAGACTTTTCACCTTTTACTAAAAGAATGCCATCCTTAACTTCTACAGATATATCTTCATCTGAAAAACCTGCAACAGCGAGTTCGATATTGAAGTTATCATTATCGATCTTTACGACGTTATGGGGTGGATAATTATCCTGAGATCTTCCAGCTTGGTGGATTCTTTCAAGTTCATTTAATATTGGATCAAATCCAATGAATAGTGAACGCGGTACGTTCATAGTATTTCTTACCATTTTGTTTCTCCTATTTAAAGCAAGATTAATATGTGGACCCGACCAATTCGGCATCCACATTTATTTATACAACTCTCGTTGTTAGTTTAAGCATTTCTTGCAAACTTTATTTAGTCTGCCAGACTTCATAAACTTATGAAAAGTCTTCCATGCTTCTTTAATTTTTTTCTCCATTGTTACTATTTCCTATATTGTATTTAGGACATAGTTGCCATTCTGTTTTTTCCTTAAATGGAATTACTTTAATCTGTCTTAACGGTGCAATATCTTTAGCTTGATCGGCAGTAACAAAAGTTACGAGTCCCCAATCTGCCAGCAATGTAGCAATTGTATTCCTACGCTGGATATCGTTCAACATTAGATTAGAAGGTTTCCCATCTAATAAGAATAACTCTTTAAAGTGCACAATAAAGTATCTTCCTTGTTTGTGCAATATATGACATGATTGGTATAGCTTTTGATCTTTTCTAGACGCTACTCCAATTCGGGTTAATGTTTCTCTAATTTTGAGAAAGTCATCTGGTTCGTTGAGAGTAATCTCCAACATAGAAGCTGGAGTCCACTGGACTTCAATATTATTTTCGTTTTCCACCTTTATACATCCTTAATTTCAATTCGTTAATTTGTTCGTCATTTAACAATGACAATACAGATTTAGCTTTTTCATTACTATATCCATAATATTCTTTTATAAGTTCCAAGTTCTCTATGTTGATAGGCTTTGCCCATTTAGAGAATCTTTTCTTCTTCTTAATTATATTTATAAAAAAATCAAATTGAAGACGATGATCTATATGGTGATGCACATTCATTTCATTTGCGAACAGAATTGTGTCAGGAAAATACGATAGGCCACGATTGACCATAAATGACGTGTATGCTTTTTCAGCTACATCATCAACCATTATATCCTTTTTAGTTGTGTTGATTGCGTTTAGATAATCGAAGGGGCTCATCGGAATGAAACCCCTGCCATTACCTCAGTAAGACAAGCAACTGTATTAAGTTCGTGATCCGCAACAAAAGAATTCTTATATTGATAGTCCGCAAGAATAAGTACCAATTGAGGTATACTCTGAGGATCAATATAGTCATTCATATTATCGTAAATCTTACGATAAATTGCTGCAGGTTCAGAATCAATATTGTTACTTACCCACTGACGCATACCTTTAAAGTTCTTCTCTTTCAAATGAATCATAAGATCATTGAGAGATACTTCCGATAAAGATACTAAGATGCCTGTGTCAATAGTACCGCTACTACTGTAACGCTGCAGTTCATTAAGAACCTTGCGCCAATCAGGCATATGTTTCATAATAAGCTCAGCTACAACCTTGCGATCGTAATCAATGTTTTCTTGGTTTAGAATAACCTCACATCGATGTAAAAACTGCCCGCAAAGTGGAGCTGAATCTTTTTTAGAAACGTTAAACTCAATTGTAGTACAACGAGAATGCAATGGTTCGATGATTCGATTCTTGAAATTACATGTCAATATAAACCGACAATTATTCGAGAACTCCTCAATGAAACCACGCAATGCGGGTTGTGTTGATTGAGCATTGAGATAATCTGCTTCGTCAAGAATAACAACTTTGTAGCCTCCTTGTAACGAAACGGTAGATGCAAATTGTTTAATCTTATTTCGAAGCGTGTCAATGCCAGACTCTTCGGATCCATTGATCAAAAGAAAATCTAAGTCAAGTTCATTACACAGAGCTTTCGCGACTGTTGTTTTACCTAAGCCGGCTGTCCCGGTAAGAAGCATATTGTGTAGGTCACCTCCTCTAACAATATCTTCAAAGGTTCTCTTGATTGATTTCGGTAAAATACAATCTTGAATTTTCTGTGGTCGATATTTTTCAACCCAAAGAAATTCTGACATTTATAGTACCTCCCAACCAAGAACTGTATCTAGTCTAAAAGAACGCCATGCGTCTTTATCCAAAGACCAAGCAGCGATATGATCAGTACTTGGGTCTACGTTTTCGATAACGGTTTTAACACCGTTAGCTTCTAGAACAATTGGGTTGAGAGAACAAGGCATAACTCTAATTTCGTCTGAGTCAACCTTTTGAAAGGTCACTGTAACAGTTCCCCTTTTGAGTGCTTCAATTAAGCGTAATGTTTCATTGCGATCCATAATATATCCTTCATAATAAAATTAATAAAATACGGGGGAGCTACCCCCGAATTAAGCTAATACAATTTAAGCTTCTTCAGCTTCAACTGTTTCAGGTAGATCGGCACCTTCTGGTACCATACCTTGTGGAGCATCTTGTCCTTGAGCTTCAGACGCAGCATTTAGAAATGCTACAGTCTTGTTTCTTAGACCACCAACAGCTTCCATTTCCTGCCCTTCGAAACCACCTCTTTTAGAACAGATATCGATAATCTGTACGAAAGTTGCGATGTCTTGTAGAGACAGTTGTGGAGCTTGTTGCTCTTCGCCTTCTGATGGAAGGACTTTATCTTGTAATTCAGTCATTTGTTTCTCCTTTGCAAAGTAGACTAATTATGAGAGACCCGACCAATTCGGCATCTTCTCGTATTATCCTCATAATATTATGAGAATTTTTTCTGTGCATAGTTATTTATACACCGAAACTTGATGATTTCTCTAAAGCGATAAAATAATCTAAAGGATTATCCGCATTTCTCCAGTTGGAGATTAGCCTAGATGAAATCGATACCTTATAATCACCTTGTAGCATTTTCAAATTTGAAATACTAAATACGTAATTAAAGGTTTCAGTAGATGATGTGCCTAGATTAATGTCAAATGTATTCGCAGTAGAATCTTTCTCATTGAATACAGAAGCAATAACTTCACCACCTTCACTACTGAAAGCTAATTCTGAATGTCCAAGAACTGCAGCAGCTTTCCTGATCTTATCTAGGTTCGTGGCCGAAAGATCTAGGATAACTTCGCACTCTGGCATATTGATATCTTTACTAGGTTGTGTAAGAATCTCAATCTCAGAATAGTAGTACTTAATCCTTTGAGAACCATCAGACATTGTCAAGAATTTATCGCTAAACTCTAAGTCAGGTTCATCCATAAGATTGTACAGAGACAAAAATTCATTAAGATCATATACGCCAAACGTTTGAGGAAAGTCCTCTAGGATTGATGCATTGGCCATAATGGTTTTTGCTTCGGAAATAGTCTTAAGTTCCTTTCCAGGCTTAAAGACTAAATTCGCATTTATTCCCGAAAAGTTTTTCAGGATGTTAATAGTTTCACTTGATATTTTCATAATTTACCTTTTTTAATTTGTTACCAGTATTATAACACAGTTTCACGTGTTTGTACACCTTTTATTTTGAGTTAGACCTAT